CGCAACTGTACCCATTAATCGAGTCATCCTTTCAACGTGCTTCATTCTAGCATCTTTTTTTATTGTTAATTGCTCATATTGCTTACTTACGTTTCTATTTGCTCCCACAGTATAAATTCTGCTCATTTTATTTATAAACCTTCTTGTAAAATTAGCATTATAGCAAGGAATCTCTTGAAAAGCCGAAGAATTAAAATATCTTGATATATATCTCTCAGTATCATTGCCACCGTAATAGTTAAGCATTTTTCTAACCCATCTTCTTCTGTTTTTTTGAGCTTCTAGCTTGCTTTCCTTTACGGATTGAGCTATTATTTCTTCTATCGTTTTGTTTATCATCTTGTCCTCACTTTGAATTGTCTGTTTTTAATTGGAAACTGATTTATAAAAAAATACCTAAGCATATCGCAAGCATGGTCGTGATAACCGTCTTTTAATGGCTCAGGTTTTAAGTCTTGCCCTTCTTTTGCTTCAGGATAACGATAATTTTCTAAATCTTCCATCATTCCTGTGCATTTTTTGTTTATATGTAAAAATCTTTCATTTTGTGCATTTTCTATAAAACTTCTAACGTGAGATACTCCTGAAGATATATTTCTTGACGTTTTATCTCTTTTTGTATGTATAACTATGCCATTTCTTCTAAATATCTCTATATCTCCTAGCCCTGATTGCCCTTGTGCTTGCATACCTGCAGGGTCGCCATAATATTTAAAGACATTATAAGGTTTTGCCTTAATTTTTAAAGCAAGCTCATCTGTTTTTATATTTGTCTTATGTATTATTTCGTCAATCATATTTATATGCCATATACCTGCAATCCTATATATTTGAAACCAACCAACAGCAGGCATACGATAGCCAAAATCTATGGAGCAAAAAGTAGGATAATTTGAATTATAAGGGAAATCTCCTACATCTAAATCCCTTTCAAATGGGTAAACACGACCTGCAAAAGAAGTAAACCTTGCTCCATATTCTTGGTCGAACACTTCCTTACTCATATTCCTTTTTCTTTCGAGAATAAAGGGGTCTTTTTTTCCGTCAGGGAAGGCAAAATGGTTATCCCATGAAGGGGCTTGATGAGATTCCCATAAATCATCTTCTTTGCCTAAGAGAAATAAATCATAAACAAAATTGAATCCTTCAGGAGTCGTGATGAATATAGCCTTCCCTTTTCTATCGGAAAGAGTTGGCGATAAATACATATCCCATATTCGCCTTTTTACTTTAGCAGCCTCATCTATAACTAACAAGTCCAAACCTTCTCCAACAAGTGAATCAGGATTGTCTGCAGATTTAGCTTCTACTGTAGTGCCCCACTTAAACTTTATAAACCTTTCTTTTTCAGAAGCTCTTTCTATATCACTAGCACGACCTATTACCATATTTTTCCATACTTCTCTAAACATAAGGTCTGCTTTATCATAAGATAAACCTACTAGCCAAATCTTTTTATCAGGCTGAGAAGCATAATAAGTCGCTTCCATAGCTGAAGCTGTAGTCTTTCCAAATCTTCTACCACACACCATAACAAAAAACCTTGCACTATCTTTTGTGGGATAATGCAACTTGGTTTGCCCATAATGAGGCTGATAGCCCATATATTCAAACCATTTCTTTTTATAATCTAATTGCGAGTTATTCAAAAATTTGCAAAATTTCTAACTTTAATTTAAGTTATATGTGTAAATTATGCAAAAATTTGTATAATTTAGCTTTTATTAACAAAAAGGAGGACAGTATGTCCGAAGACAAAACAACAGCAATGACAGAAACAGTAAGTGAAAGTCCTGCTACAGAAACTGCTCAAGATAGCTCTAATGAGCAGTATATTGCAGAAAGCAAAAAGTATAGAAAAAGAGCTCAAGATGCTGAAGCTCGTTTAGCTGAATTAGAAAAACAGTTTACTAAATCAGAAGAAGATAAACTTAAAAAGAAAGAAGAATATAAAACTTTGTATGAAAAAGTTTCTTCTGAAAATGAAAGTTTAACTGCTGATTCTGAAAAGTGGGCTAAATATGAAGAAGCTAAAAGAGCTAGTTTATTAGAAGTGCATCCTGAAAATGATAGAGAGAATTTATCTAAATTAGATTTAGAAACTCTTGAATATGTTACAAGTAAAATTAATAATATAAAGCCTAATGCTCCTGAAAAAGCAGGTCAGGCAAGAAAGTCTGTGCCAAAAGCAGAATTAAAAGATTTTCAAAAAATGACCAAGCAGGAAAGAAAAGAGAATTGGGCTAATTATATAAATCAATATAAAAAATAACTCTCAAAATGAAGGCACGATAGTGTAGCTGAAAGAGAGTCAATTCAAAGGAGAGTACAATGGCATTTACTGACCCATTAGACGTCAATGTTCATTCAGGTGGTACAGGTGCAGTTACCCCTAATGTCGCTGACCAATTTGTCCCTGAGGTGTGGGGACAAGCTATTCTTGACACTTTTCAACAAAAAATAATGATGAAAAATGTTGGAACAGATTTATCACCTAACGTTGCTGAACATGGAGATAAGATTCACTTACCACACATTGGTGTTCCTGAGTTATCAGCTTTCACACATGGTGCTGAAATAGCTGCTGACATAACATCAGGTGGTTCAATGACATCTGAAGAAACAGCTTTAACTATATCTGAGTATAACGTAGCTTCAGTTTACGTTCCTGATATTGTTAATGTTCAATCAAACTATGATTTATTAAGCATTTATACTAATCAATTAGCTTATGCTGCTGCTAGAGGTTTTGATAATTATATGCACTATTTAGTTGCAAATAATCTTCAAGGTCTATTAGCTAGTGCTACAGGTGCTGTTGGTGCAGATGCTGATACATCAATTCACGTTCAAACAACAGGTTCTGCATTAAGTGCAGCTAACCTATCATCTTTAATGTCTATCATACTTGGAGAAACAGGTTCAACACAAGGTTGGAATCTTGTATTATCTCCTGCTATGTATGCTAGCTTGGCAGCTCTTGCTGATTTTGTTAAAGGTACTGCATCTCCATTAGGTGCTGCTTTTGAATCAACAGGTAATGCAGGAAACTTACTTGGTATGCCTGTATGGGTTGCACAATCACCTTATATGGCTACAGATGGTGGAGATGTTTCTGCTGATGCTACTAAAGGTATTAAAGCAGTTGCTGACCTTGAAACTTCAGGTACTGATGATAATGATATAGTATATGGTTATGCTATTCATGAGTCTGCATTATATTATGCTTTCTCTAAAGAAGCTAAAATAACTGCTTCTTATCGTCATGCTTACTTATCTACATTAGTAACAGTTGAGTCTGTTTATGGTGGTGTAGCAATTAATACTGATAATGCAGGTGATAGAAGAATCGTAGCGTTGGTGGATTATGAGTAATCATAATTAACTTAATGTTAATTGTTAGAATAAAAGGGGTAGGAAACTGCCCCTTTTACATTTAAAGGAGATATATGGATTTATTAAAAGAAATTAAAAGACATGAAGGATTTGAACCTAAGGTGTATAAATGCACAGAAGGCGTAGATACAATAGGATATGGGTTTGCTATAAAAGATTTATATTTAGATGAAGATATAGCAGATTTAATTTTAATGAGAAAAATAGAAAGACTTTTAAAAAGGATTATATCTACATTTTCTTGGTTTGAAGAAAGCCCTAAAGAAGTAAAGTTTGTTATTACTAATATGTGTTATCAGCTAGGGGTTACAGGCTTTTCAAAATTTAAAAAGACTATATACTTTTTAGAAACAGAGCAATATGCTGAGGCTTCAACAGAGATGTTAGATTCTCTTTGGGCTAAACAAACGCCAAATCGTGCTAAAGAGTTAAGCCATAGAATAGCACTATTGGCTGATTAGGAATTTTCAACTTTTTATACTAAATTACCTCAATAAAATTTAAGGAAATCTATGCCTAAAAACGAATACGCTGTATCTAAAAGGGTTATAGTTACACCTGATAAACATTTTCCATTACACGATAAAAAAGCAATTAGTGTTGTTTGTAAGGCTATAGAACTTGTTAAGCCTGATGCTTATATAGATTTAGGAGATACAGGTGAGTGGTCTTTATTTAGCAGACATCATTGGAAAAATAAAGAAAAACCACCATTAGAAGTTTTAATTCCTATGTTAGATAAAGAAGTTAAAGCTGTTAATAAAGGTATGGATATTATAGATAAAGCATTAGATAATGCAGATTGCAATGA